TTATCATGGTCCATGTTATACAGCGTAGTAAGGAATCTTAACGACTGTGCCGTTAAGGTCATAGTTGATGAATCCTAGTGGCTGCAATGGCAGACTTGCATTGCCATAGGTTGCGGTAATAGAGACGTTAGCCAGGTGGTTTTGTGTGGTTACGTTAACAGATCCACCAGTTATGGTTGCGTTTGCCAGGGTTACGTTACCAAGGCTAGACACGGTAGATCCAAGTGCAACAACTGTATTGCCAATCGTTGCAGAGCTGTTTGACAGATAACTGTTAGGGAACAACGAGCCAATAGCATTGATGCTGACTGTGTTGTTGCTATTGATGGTCATTGCATCCGAGGTGGACGATGCCCCGTTTGCAATAAAGTGTGCAGCATTAGCGGTATAAGTACCGTATACAGCATCACCACCATGAGAGTACCAGTAAGATGCCTTTGCTAGACCAAAAGAACTAGCTGGACCACCGCTATAGTTGTTGTTGTTAATGCCAAAATTAGCGTAGGCAGAGTAGTCTTCTGTGCCAAGCGTGTAGGTTGAATACGCACCAGTTCCTGTATTTGTGTTTTGCACAAATAAGTATACATAACTGTTGGCATTACCAATCATAGTACTAAGCAATCCTGTGTCTGGACCACCAGACATATTGCCACCAACTGCTATAGGACCAGTACTGGAGCTTGCACCGTTGTAAGGCAATGCCACCGTTGTAAGTGATGCTGTACCACTTTGTATGGTGACGTTAGCAAGTGTCACGTTGCCTACGTTAGCACTTGTACCGCCTAGTGCAATCGTTGCATTACCGACACCAACTGTGCTGTTAGCCAGGAAACTATTTGGAAAGGCTACAGCAACAGACGTTATGTTTGCGTTACCAAGTGTCAAATTACCGACAGTAGAAGTAGTGCTGCCAAGTGTTATGGTTGCATTACCGAGTGTTGCTGTACTGTTGGCTAAAAAACTATTAGGGAAAGTTGCAGATACAGAAGTAATATTGGCGTTGACTACAGTAGCGTTACTGATAGTTACGTTAGCAATATTACCGCTGAGTACGTTGACGTTACTGAAAGATACGTTGTTCTCAGTAGTTCCGTTAATAATAACGTTGTTAAGAGTCAGGTTTCCTAAAGTCGTAGTCGTGCTACTAGCGGTGAGAACAGTATTCCCCAAGGTTATTGGAAACCCAGAACTACCCCCTCCAGCACTACTTACGGTCTTTAGCATATCAGTCCCCGTCCCCAGGTGTTATGTATAGAGTTGCTGTGCCAGTTGTTGCGTTGGCAGAGAAATACGCATTTGGAACAAATGTGATGATCTCGTCTGTACCTGGCAATAATGGCAAGCAATTAGATTGTGATGTCGTTGGTATTGTTGCAGCACCAGCTGCAGCCAATGCACTATTAGCACCATAGCCAAGGATGACGGTAATAGTCCCAGAGTTGATGATCCTGTACTGGTTGCCACCTAGTGTGCTAGATGGTACTTGCACAGGACTTGTCGCAGTAGTTGTCGCAGAGATGACTACTGTGTTACCGCAAGGAGAGAATGGTGCTGATACTGACATTTATTCACCCAATTTAGGCTGCGATGCTAAAAATGCTTGATATGCAGAAACTACTTCAGAAGTCCACACCGCAGCAGCAATAGCGGGAACTGGAGCTGGGTCTGATTGAGCAGCGGTGTCACCAGGAGTTCTAATCCATCTGTGAAAATCACGAGCAACTTCTACACCATCCTTGGTGATGATTTCTGCTTGTCTTACTTGTAAAACACCGTTTTGTAGGGTTTCTACTTTGTCAATAACTAATGTTGATGCGAGTGTCATTGTGACTCCTTAGAATGATGCGTAATATGAGAGACTAAAAGAATAAGTGTAATTTGCCAAATAAACTGGTCCTCCACCAGTTAATGTTTGTATATTGATTAAATTTGATCCGCTTGGTCCTGTATAAGCACCATAAAAACCACCAGTTGTTTGAGAATCTCTTGCAGCCCCAATTTGATTTTGATAAGTACCAGATATGCCACTAGAAAAAGGTAAATTTGATATTTGTAAAGTTCCAGATGCGCCAGTAACTGAACTTATTGATATGTAACCACTTACATAAACTAATCGTCCAACTTTAAAATAAGTTGCTGCCGAAGTATAAGTTATTGATCCTGCACCAGGAGCAGCAGATGGTGTCCAAGTCCCTGTCTCATAGTCATTAAGCGTACTATTTGTAGTAGCTCCAGAATTGTTAAAAACAATACCATTTGTTCCTGATGAGAAATTTAAATTAGTTGATACAGTTGGGTTTGCAAGTGTTACGTTACCAATCGTAGACACCACGTTACCAAGTTGCGCTACTACGTTTCCTATAGTTATAGGTGTTGCAAAATTGCTGTCTAATTGAGACAGGGGAATAGCAGATGTTGCGCTACCAAATGTATAAGTTACTGGCATATTAGAACCTCACTCTTAACTCGTGTTCGAACTCAAACGTGTTTACTACAAATGCAGCACTATTTGATGTCACAGTAAGTCCCAAGTACTTACCATACTGCGCTGCATCACTCTTGTACAAATAATATCCAACCTCTTGCAACCAGCCAATGACCGCAGATGAATTGTTAATCCACGGTATCGTTGTCCCTACGTTATTAGACCAAGTGACAGAGGTGTTTGTCAATGAATAGACTTGACTAGCACCATTTTCACTATCGACAGTCGCATTAAATTGACCACCAGCTGTAAGCGTTGCCTCTATACCGAATTTTAACGCTTGCTTAGTCCTGATAGGGTCACCCATATCTTGCAATGCGGTCTGTATATAACTGCTAACTGGTGTTCCTGTGTTGGAATACAGCTGATATAACGCATTTGCAACAGTCCCGTAGAGGTTAACCTTGCCACCAATAGGTGCAGAAGTGACGTATTGGATGGCTCCTTGGTAGGTAATGAACCATTTTTTATCAAAGAAAACCGCCTGGATGTATCTATTTCCACCAAATCCATACGGGCAGCTGCCATTGACGTAGAAGTTGAATACAGCGCAAAGGATGTTGTTAAGCAGAGCCTGACCAGCAGTAATTGGCTTGCTGAAGTCGATATAAGGGAAAATACCGTCTAATGGATCGCTGATCTTGGTGGTTGTAGATCCGACCAGGGCATAAACACCATAGTCGTTCATGAACAAAATACTTCTAAAGTATGCAAATATAGCGTAAATACGCTTAGTACCGATAGATGCAGAGACGTTGGTATTTGTGAACACCGTTTGTCCAGATGTAGTCACCTGGAGGTTAGAGAACACGTTAATACTGTCCTCACCAAATATGTAGAGGAAGTTGTTGGCTGAAATAATAGCCTGGATGTTGTTGTGCAGCGTAGAGTCAACCATGTTGAACGACACCGCAGACACCGATGTGAAGTCTGTGGGGCTCACCGCAGAGCTTGCATAGACGTTACGACCAGCAGCCACCCATAATCTGCCTGAGAAAGAGGCTACGTCAACAATAGAGTTGGTGTTCAGGATGACTGTAGCATTTGCGCCAGTACCACCGTTGTAGCTAGGGATGGTCAGAGTAGGAACTGAGGTATATCCAGCTCCAGGGTTGTTCATAATGATCTTGGAGACCACATTTCCCGTCACGATAGCGGTTGCGTTGGCTGGTGTTGTGTACCCGCCACCACTCAAAGTGACGTAGAAAGAGCCCTGGTTACCGTATCCAGAGCCACCGTTGGTCACTTCAATGGCAATCGTGCCAGTTGCAAAGGTTGTGACTTGCGCAATAGCGGTTGCTGTGACGTTGCCACCACCGCCTGTGAGGGTGACTGTAGGCTGAGAAGTGTAGCCAGACCCAGCATTTGTGAGCGTGATGCTGTTCACAATACCGCTGGAGAGCACCGCATTAGCAGTTGCACCAGATCCACCGCCACCCGTAATAGATACGCTTGGTATTGCAGAGTACCCAGATCCAGAAACTTGCATAGTGATTGCAACCACGTTACCACCCTGGATTGTGGCTGCAGCAGTAGCTTGTGTGCCTCCAGCAACCTGGGGCGCACCTATAGTGACCGTAGGAACTGAGGTGAAATTAGACCCGCCATTGGTCACCTGGATGCTCTGAACACCGCCTACACCCGTTGTAATGGTTGCAACAGCTGTAGCTTGATCTCCTCCCGCCTGGTTTGGAGGGCTAATCGTTACAGTTGGTGCGGTTGTGTACCCCCCGCCTGGATTGGTAATGGCAATAACACCAATAGAGCCGACAGACACAAAAGCGTTGCCTGTCCAGTCAAATAGACCCTTGCTAGGGTCACCGATGTATAGATCTGTGTTCTGGTACTGAGTTGCAGACACCCCAGATGAGGACAAATTACCAGCGGTGACGATAGTTCCGACCGTGTTAGAGGTAATGTCGTAGTACTGTAGAGCACCGTTAGCCTCTGCAGCAACGATGTAGTCATCTGAAATGTTGCAAGAGGTCAGGTAAGTGACGTTATTGGAGAAGACAACTGCGTTTCCAGATGAGTTGTTGATGTAATTGGACTGCGGAGTAATGCGTAAGTTGCCTGGACCGACAGGCATAGCATTTTCTAACCAGTAGAACTCATCTTTGTCGATGGCTGTACGGTTGGCTTTGGTATCAATACCCCTAAAGTTCTTGATTACCGCATAGCTTTTCTTTTGCTCTGCTGATGCCATCCTTAACCTCCACTACTGTAGGGGTCAGGAATCCTTCTTGTAAACGTACTATTCAGTACATTCAAGATGTGCTTGTTGTATTCTTGTTTAAAGATCTCAGCCTCACCATAAGACTGCTCATAGAACTTGGCTTTGTAGGCTGCGTAGTACTGAACAGCGGTGCTGTAAGGGTCAATGATAGAGTCAACGACCGTAGGAGCGGACAAACTTAGAGCTGTGGGCAAAATGTTGGTGTCAATCTCGATGTAGTACGACTGATCTGGGATAGGAGCAATATAAATGGTTTGTTGACCGTAGACAGAGAAACAAATAGGTCTGCCAACATAGTTTTGCCAGTACCGCAGCTGGGCAGTAAAGTTAGTCCAGGGCAGATACCGCATAGGAATACGAGAATTACCCCAGTACAGATTGATGTTGACCACATCATAGGTGGTAATACCTTGCGGTAGTGCTGCAAATGCAATTTGCTCTGCGTTTGAGATGTACTGGAGCTGGGCAGTACCGTCTGCAAAGGGAGTTGTGGGGGGGAATATGTTGTTGCCAGTAGGGTAGGCTGGAGCTGAAGATCCAGAAGTACCGCCTTGCGTGTACTGGTAGACAAAAATATTAGAGAAAACAACTTGACCAGCGGTCACCACCGTGTTTGGTGTCCAAGTTGCAGCCACATTTCCTGTGGGAGAGATGGGAGTGCTGGTTGTTTGAATGGTGCGTAAGCACCCAGTATCTCGGACCGTCCGTTCTCTAGCCTCGTTAATGTACGTTGTTAACTGTTGAGGAGTCCAAAATACATTGGTGGAGTCATGCAACAGATTTTCGACCTGAGTAAGATAATCGTTGAGTGTTGCCATTGACGGTCCATTGTTATGCTACCCGCTTCTGTGAGGACTTTCCCCCCACGTTCCTCTCAGAACGCAAGGGAATTGCCACTACAGCGGAGGGTAATACGCTGTTTTTTCCTGACATTTCAGTCGTTATTTCAAACTGATCTAGCCGTTTTAACCCTTGCTCTAGTTCGCTATGGAAGTGAATCCAACCATGTCGCACTAGGATGTGTTCTCGGTCTTGAAGACCATAACCAAAGAGCTGGACTGCTCCAGCCTGTGGAATTTCTACCGTTGTACCCCGTTTAAAGTTGTACATGACACCGTCAAAGCCTATGCTCAGATCGGTGTCACTACGGTTCGTTACAAATACATTCATCAGAACTGAACAACGTCACCGTAGACATTGAAACTGGCTACGTTTGTGTTGCCACTTGCTGCGCTGACGTTAACGTACAAAGCAGAAGTCACGTTTCCTGTGATTGCGGTTGTTGTTGAGTAAGGAGATGCAATGGTCAAATCCTGGTATCTACCAGCTGCGGTCAAGTTAGCCAGGTTAGTGACTGCTACAACTGCGTTGCTGGTGTTGCCATCGTTGCTAGTCGTGATTGACACGTTAGCAGATGAGAGGCTACCAGATGGGTTGTTAACCGTAATTCTACGGACAATAACCGCACCAGAGCCTACTACGTTTCCAGAATTTGTGAGACCGCCTACGAGCAATGGTATTGCCACCGTAGCGTTAGCCACGGTAGACAAAGATACTGCTTGAGCGGAACCAATGCGACCATTACCAAATGAATCTAAATATAGCTGTGCTACTGCATCTGGATTAGCCATGTTTATTCCTTAGACGTTGTTGTAAGTGCCAGAGACGTTCTGACCGCCATCAATAGTCAAGAATGTGACTGTTGTGTTGGTTGTTGCATTGGCAAACACGTTAACACCGTCAGAGAAAATCACACCGCCTGTGTTGTTAGCGAGTACCAAGGCTTGTGATGTCACGTTGCCTGTGGTTGCGTTAACAGCATTGACTGCGTTAATTGTCACGTTGGCTGTAGGAAACATGATGTACATACCAGCGGGTATGACGTTTCCTACGTTTGTAGCTGCCAGAGTTTGAATCTGAAGATACGCACCAGGTGTGTTTGCGGTTGCGCTTGCAAGGATGATTTTGTTTAATGCTAATGACATTATTGAGCTCCTTACAGGGACAAGTAGTTATAGTTGTTGATCTTAGACATTGACTTGGGCTTGACAGACACCAACTCAGCAATCATAAGAACAGCACCTACGTAACCAATTTGCCAGTTTGGTAATGTGGACTCAAATCCTGTGAACACAAATGAACCTTGCTCATGGATGTAGAGCGAGAGGTAGTTAGTGTTGAGGAAGTAGACCGTACCTTCTGGGCAATATGGATCTGGATAAATTGGTACACCAGCAACCATCAATGCTCTGAAAGCTGCTTGAGGACCATTGTTGTCACCGTCAAAGCCAGAGCCAGGGGTGATAACGTATTGCTCTTGACCTACGAAGTCTTGAGCCAAAAGTGTCCAAGTACCGAATCCACAGACACCGAAAGATGGCATTTCTGCGCCACGTTTAACAGTACCAGAGATGTATTGGAGAATGTTTTGACGAGTTGGGTTTACGTTTCCAGCGTTGTAAACCTTAGACTGCCACCATGAGTAGGTGCTACGGTTGATGTTACCGTAAGTCGTTTGGTAAGCTGCACCGCCAGTACCATCATCCACAGCTGCGGGTAAACCGATGAACTGTTGGTTGTTGGTTGTGTTGTTGTACAAGGCTGTTGCCATTGCATCCATCATCACGTTGGTTGCATCATTCATACGAGCCTCGATCAATGGAATGATCGCTGCATCTTGTTGAGCCACACCTTCCATACCGAGGAACGGTACGGGGGAGATCATCAACTTGAGATCGTATTCAGCGTTGTAAGCACCTTGCTGGACTGATGGCTGGGCAAAAGAGCCAGAGTAATCAGACCATTGAGCATTTACAAACTGTGCGCCCTGGACGGGAACAGTTACAGATGAAACACCACCACTAGCTTGTTGACTGTTTGCAATCAACGCTGCCATGAGCGGGGTTGAGTTGTACAGTTGTACAACGAGTTTAGGTATGAATGCCCGTCTTGTGACATAAGTCAACTCAGTAAACTGACTTGAACCTGTCTGGGGCAGAATTCCTCCACCAATAGCCATATAGACTCCTTAGATGGGCATTACTGCCCTACAAATTACACCCTCTTACAAACCGATTGGACGTGAGGGTTTCCTCAAGTCCGCTAATGCGTTTGCTGCCTCTTGACGTGCAGCACCTTGTGGGTTCTTCCAGTACGCATTGAGGTTAAAACCTCTGATTGCGGACGGGTTGTACCCACTAGGAGTAGGCTTTGCAGCCTGTTTCATGTAGTTATAGTGTTCTGCAGCACTCTCGTGATCTGCAATACGCTTTTCTAGCATGACTTTCTCAACTTCTGGGATCTCATTCTCAGAAACTAAGCCCTTTTTGACAATGTTATGCCTGATCTTTTCGAGGTTTTCTTGCGCTTCTCTTTGAGCAAATTTGGCTTTTAAAGCCTCATTTTCTGCTCTCATCTGCTGCAATGCTGAGTTTGTGTTCTCCTCGATGTCCAGTTCTGGAACTGTAAGACCTGGGCGAACTTTCTTAGCCAACCGTAGGATGTCCTTTCTGGTCTCAGGTGTGTCAGCAAGTTGCTGCATGAGTCCAGCCAGTTCATCCCTCGTTTCAAAAGACATATTTTCTAAAGACATAACATTACCCTCTTGTTTTTTAGATTACTTTCTTACCGTCACCAGGCTTCTCAACTTTCATTCCACCGAAAGCTGCTTTAGCTGCTCCTGACAAGCCACCAAGCTGAGAATAACGAGGAGTGTTAACCACTACTCCATTCTTTTGGTTGTTGTCAGTAGGTCTACGGGGTTGAGACGTGCCTCTTGGTTTATATAAATCCATGTTAACTCCTGTTTACATTGGGGGTGGTGGCATACCTGGTGGCATACCGCCAGGTGGGGGAGGCGCAGCACCACCGCCAGGTGGGACCGTGCCAGGGGGAGGTGCTCCAGCCATAGACATACTCTCAGGAGTACGTCCACCAGCTTGAGGAAGAGACTGCAGCATCTGGATGATTTCAGATTGCTGGAGCTCGTTTGTCTTGTTCTTGCGAGGACCAAGGATCTTGTTCAGGTTAGAGATTGAGGAAAGGATAGCCTTACCTTCTTCTGTGTCAGATCCGATGTTTGCAAGAGACTGCTCAAGCAAGTCTTGAGCCATCCCTAGGTTAATCATTGCAGCCTCTTTCGAGCCCATCTTAGGCTCTGGAGTAGACATGGGCGCACCCATTGGAGGAGCTTCTGCATCTGGGGTCTGTTGCCCTGGCATTTCACTAGGCATAGGTGTACCCGCAGACCTACTGCCTTTCATCAACTCCATCAACTTATCAGCTGGAACGCTCATTTTTACTCCTTGGGCTAGTTTGTAACCACTTACAAACTTTTTGTCAATAGGTGGGGGAGTGGGTTACGACTACTCCCCCGAAGTCGTTAAGTGCAATTACTTGCGCTTGTGTTTGCGTGCTTTACGTGCCATGTTAATGACTCCTTAAAGAGCGGTCACCTACTTTAGAGGGGAGGCAGCCACACCCTTTTTCTTCTCAGAAAATCATCTGCGAGTCTTACGACCCCTTTTTGCGTGTTTGTACATGATACTTCCTTTTTGTTAGTTAGTGCTAACTTCTAGTATAAGACCGTTGTGTCCTACCACCAGACGTATTTCTAACACCAGTTTGACGATACGTCAAGCCAGGTCCAGATGTTTCTTTTCTCAGCGTGTCAGAGCTCACTCTTGGCTGGTCAGCTCTTGGTTGTGTTTGCGGTCCACCAACATTCTTAGTTGCCATCATGCCTCCTTCTTAGACTCTGACTTGTGACCCTTGGGTGGCTGAGGTGGCTGCTGCGCTTGCTTTTGTTCCATCATTGTCAAGCGAGACAGTAGCTCCTCTTTCATTGGGGGCTCAAGTAACTCTATGAGTGAACGCTTGTCGATAGCTCCAGCCTTATGCAAGTTGAATGCGAGTTGCCTGTTGTCTTCCATGAATATGGGAGAGTTGCTGTGCGCATCCACCTTCACCACAAAATTATTTGTGAACTGCTCTGCTATGAACGTGTGTCCGTCTGAGTCCTTGAAATGTGTGTCATCGTACAACTTCATGGACTTCAAGTAAAGTGTTGCTAATTTCTCTAAAGAATCCTCAATGACCAGAGCTCTCTTCTTGGTACGACTAGATCCTAGACGAGCCAGTTGAGATGCGTGACCAGCAGAGCGGACACCCGCCTCACCCTTGCCAGAGAGTACGTTTCCAATACCAGATGCCTCTTCAAACATGGCATCTATTTCTCTCAGCTCAGTAAATAGATCTGGTGGCATATTCGGAGCCATCTTCTCTACCTTGGCATTTGGCATATCGGTAGACAGTAATCCCCCCGCACGGTTGAGTGCGAAATTCTTTTCATCTAAGATGCCTGTGAATCCGATCAGAGCCGTTGGAGGGGAAACTTGTTTTGACAAGAGATCTAAGATCTCGGTCATACGTCTATTGCGCAGCTGCTGCAGATACACCAATCGCTGCACTTCACTTGCGCCCCAGTAGTAGTCATAGAGCGGGTTAGGGCAGATCTGCACAAATGGCAGCTCACCCTTCATAAACATCTGCTCACCTGGACGATCATAGATGATCACATCTGGATCTGCCTTGGTGACAACTCTGTAATCTCTCTCGTCATCATCCCAGATCCACAGCTCGGTCATCTCTACCGTGTCTTCAGCAACCTCAGCCTTGTAGCGATTGCCACCAGCCAAATCCAAATTAACATTACCGTATATAGTAGGGTTAGACTGAGAAATAATAATGCGCTCAAGACCATTCGCAATTTCTGTCCTCTCGTGTGGCATAGAGCCAACTTTTTTCAAGATCTCATCTCTACGAGGGTGCTTGTACAGCCTAGCGTAGAGCTCAGACTTAGTGATGTAGTACTTCTGAATCAGAGCCTCTTGCCTGTCTGTGTAGGTGATGTCTTCTCTCAATACACCCACAGTACCAGGCTCAACCATGTACGGGTTGACTGAGCCGTTGTTCATGATCAATTTGACGTAGGCAGAGTTGTAGACAAGCGACCAGGTGGTGGCTGTAGAAAAAACTTGGTCAGCGTTGCTATTTAACCACTCATCATTGAGCGCCTTGGTCAAAACAGGGATTTTCTTGTGCTCGTTGTCTGGCACAGATGCCCCCAGGTTGATGCTGAACCTGGTGGTTTCGGCTGAGTAGAGGAACGAAGTCAGCTGGTCAATGTGCGGAAAGATCTTGTTGTACAGAGCTGGAGCCTCGTCAGGACCATTACCAAACAGATACCAGTTGCGCAGAGATGCGTAGTCCACCTTGCGAGAGGCAAGAGAGACCTCGCACTTGTAGATGATGTCTCTAAAGAACTCGTCTCTGTCTAGTAATGCCTTGGGTATCTTCATGTTTTGACTTGTAAATTCTCGTGATCAACTAAGGTTCCCTGACCAGCAA